TGCTGCGGTCGTCGCAAAAGGAACGCATTGAGGCGCTGGCCCGCGGTGTGCAAGGAGGCATTTTCGCGCCCAATGAAGCACGCAACATTGAAGGCTTCGACTCCGTGAAATTCGGAGACGAGCCGCGCGTGCAGCAACAGGTCGTACCGCTGTCTGCGGCAGCGGCGATCCCGGCAGCACCAGCAGCGCCAGCGTCACCACCCGCGCCGCCGAGTGATGCACCGGAAACGAAAGGCCACCGTGATGACATCCAACGGGAAGTCAGAAACCTCCTTGATGGTGCCGCCAGACTCGCCCGCCGCCGCAACGCTGCTTGAGGCATGGCGCGAAGCGTTGTGCGAAGTGCTGGATGTGCAGCAGCGCGAATGGCAGCGCGAACGTGCATTGATCGAGGCGCAGGCGCAAAGCATCACTGCACAACTGCAGGCTACAGCTGCAAATTTGCGCAACGACATAGCCGATATGGTCAAGGCGCGGCTGGCTGAGTTGAAAGATGGGGTGCCGGGTGATCGAGGCGACCCCGGTGAACCAGGCCCGGTCGGACCAGCGGGACCGCAAGGTGAGCCAGGGGCACCCGGCACACTTGGACCTCCCGGCTCTGTTGGCCCGGCTGGGTTGCAAGGTGAGCCAGGACTAAACGGCAAGGATGGTGCACCAGGCAAATTGCCCAAGGTCAAGGAATGGTCCGAAGGCGTTTGGTATGATGGCGATGTTGTCAGACACAACGGCGGCACCTACCAGGCCGAACGCGACAATGCCAACACACCAGGCTCAAGCCTGGATTGGATTTGCCTGGCAGCTCCTGGGCTGGATGCACCACTGCTGAATGTTCGCGGCACCTTTGTTGCTGATGGCAAATATAAAAGGCTCGATGTTGTCGCACTCAACGGCTCTAGCTTTGTCGCGCGCACGGATGAGCCTGGTGACTGTCCTGGTGCTGGCTGGCAGCTGATTGCTTCAGCTGGCCGACCCGGCAAGCCAGGGCTGAAGGGTGATAGCGGTGAGCCAGGTGAGCGCGGCCCATCAGGCCAGCGCGGTGCTGCAGCTCCCACTATCCGGCAATGGGCGGTTGATAGAAAACAGTTTCGCGCCACGCCCATCATGTCAGATGGCAGTGAAGCACCAGCTTTGGAGCTGCGCACCCTGTTTGAACAATTCCAGATCGAGGCCAAGTAAATGGCCGACATCACTGTGAAGGTTTTGACGCCAGCCGACAGCTACGCACTCATCACGCTGGCCGAACTCAAATCAATATTTGGCCTGACCGACACCAGCCTGGATGTGCAGCTGCAGGCTTTGATTGATGGTTATTCCGATGTGGTGGCGACCATGTGCAATCGCGTGTTCGCCAAGGAAACGGTTGAGGAAACCTGGCGCGGTGATCCGCCGCCGTATGAGAATTATCGAATTTTTCTGACGCACTACCCGGTGGCCGATGCCGATATCACATCGGTCATGGTCAACGGCAACGCAGTTGATTTTGAGCTCGAAAACAGTACCGGCAAATTGAGCCTGGCAACCTGGGCCGAGCCCTTGGTTGTCACTTATAGCGGCGGCTATGACTTGCCGGATGATGCACCGCCAGCACTCAAGCAGGCCATGATGCTGCTGGTGCAGGCCGCGCGCGGGCAGCTCATTCGCGGCCTCAATATGTCAGGTGTCAGGAGCATTTCGCACAAGGATGCGCGCGTCATGTTCTTTGATCCGCTGGGCAGCAGCAAGACCGGCAGCCACTCACCGCTGTCCGTGGTGGGCGATACCGTGACCGCGCTGCTCTACCACTACATGCGCTTCCCGGTCTGATGCCCAGCCTCGGCGTCGGCCAGATTGCCAAGCTGGTTGCTGCCCTGGTCGAAGGAGATGACAACCTGCTGGACAAGGCATTGTCCAACAAGCTGGAAAAGCTGGGCGAAGATTTCTTGATGCGAACCCTGGGCGGCCCATTCGGCAGCGATGCCGTTGGCCGCATCGGCCAGGCCATCGACACTGGCGGCTTGAGTGAGTTCAACCGGCTTGGTGAAAGCTGGATCAATGCTGCTGTGCCGAAGCAATCGGCCTGGCAGAGCAAGATTTTAAACCTGGTCAGCAGCACCCGCCGCCGCATTCACGGCGAGCATGGTCCTGGCAGCAGGGCAGCCTGGGCGCGCACTGATTGGGCCAGCTCGCGTGATGATTGGCTGGACAATCATTGGCGGCATGATTGGCGCAGCCAGCCGCGCGACGAGCATGGGCGCTGGATACCAGGCAGGCTCGAATACATCGCGATCACTCTGCAGTATCGCGGCCGCAAGATGGGGCGCGTCAAGCGCAAGAAGATGCAAATGCGCCGGCTGTCGCGCGCCCGAGGCAGACGCGCCGCGCGCAAATTATTCAAGCAGATACGAAAAACCTCAACAGGTGCCGCGCGATGAGGATGCAACATGCCGGTTGATTTCTCCACGGATGTGTATCTGCCAGCGCAAGACTTGTTTGGCCGCACCATCATCGTGACACCGCTGGCCACTGGACTGCCGTATCAGGCGCGCGGCATCTTTGATGTGGATGCCATTGATGTGCAGGCCATGGATGGCTCGATCATTTCCGAGACGCGCGTGATCCTGGATATTCGCGAGGTCGAATTTGCCGTGCTGCCTTTGCAGGGTGACATCATTAATATCCCGGCCGACCCTATCGGGTTGCTTGCCGAAGGTGATTTTGAAGTGATTGATGCCGACCCCAACGGCGGCGGCGAAACCACGCTGACACTGCGCCGCATCGTGCCATCGAAACCATGAGCAGCAGCTATGCCATGATCGTGCGCGATGCCATGCTGGCCCGCGCCAGAGCCATGGTGAATTTTACCGGCTTCAAGTTTGGCACCAACAAGGCTGAGCAGATACAGCCGGAAAAAATCCCGTTCCTTGGCATCTATTTCATCAATGAGGATTTGACACCGGATGGTGACATCAATGCTGGTGAGCCGCGCTTTCGCATGCAAGTGCTTTATGGCTTTTCCATCATCATCCAGAACAATGATGCAGCCGCAGCCGAGAATACTCTGGATGATGCCTGGGTGTTGCTGACCAATGGCCTATTTACCGATCCATCGCTGTATCTCAATCCGGCAGCACAAATCCAAGGCTATGCGCGGGGAAATAGAACGCACCAGTTTGGCAATGCCGGTGCTGATAATTCTATCCCGATTGCCGAGTGCCGCTTCACGCTGACCATTGACCTGGGCGTGAACGACTTCCCGCCGCTGGTGCCAGATGTACTCAAGACCGTTCACCTCACCACGCAATACCCGCCCGGCAGTGATCCTGCTGAGGTTCAACAAGTCGATGCCGAGTATGACCTGGAGACTGACCCATGAAAGTCTGGCCGAAGAACGATGACATCCGCAGGCTAATTTATCACCCGACCGGCAACATCCATTTTCAGGCTGAGGGGCCGATTGATTGGCCTGATGATGGTTACACCACGCGCCGCATCCGCGACGGTGATGTGACGACGAGTGATCCAGGGGCCGAGAAGCAAAGCGCGAAATCTAAATCCAAGACCGAGTAAGCCACTCACTGATCTTAAAACGAACACGGCCCGCCAAACGGTTGGCCGTTCGCGCATCCGCGCGCGCTAACCGCAAAGGAGGGCAGCATGCCCATCTCGTTTAATTCAATCCCGTCGAACTGGCGCATGCCACTTTATTGGGTGGAGCTGGACAGCTCGATGGCCGGGCTTCCTGCCACGCTGGGGCGCTCGCTCCTGGTCGGCATTATGAAAACAGGAGCATCAGCAATACATGATGTGCCGATCCCCGTTGCATCACAGGCGCAGGCCGATGCGCTGTTTGGCCAAGGCTCACACCTGGCCTGCATGTTCCGCGCTTTCTTCGCCAACAATTGGGCGAACCCGGTCTGGGGCCTGCCGTTGGCTGATCCGACCGGAGCTGCTGCAGCTGGCTCCATCACGGTTTCCACCAACCCGACAGCAGCAGGCACCATCAACCTCTACATCGCCGGGAAAAATGTCCCGGTCTATTGCGGCGCGACCGATACGCCAACCACGGTTGCGTCATCCATGGCGGCAGCAATCAATGCCGATGCCGATCTGCCGGTGACAGCTGTGGCAACAGCTGGTGCCGTCGCCGTCACCGCAAAATTCAAAGGCACCGAGGGCGACGACATCCAATTGTCGGACAGCTATTACGGCAGCGTCGGCGGTGAAATGCTGCCGCAAGGGGTGACGCTGACCTACACACCGATGACGGGCGGCACTGGTGTGCCAGTGATGACCAATGCCATCACCAACCTTGGCGAAACCGAGGTTGATTATGTCTGCATGCCATTCACGGACTCGACCTCGCTGCTGGCCTGGGAAACCGAGTTTGGTTTTTCCGACAGCGGGCGCTGGGGTTTTATCCGCCAGCATTACGGCAGCCTCTACGCAGCAAAGCGCGGCACACTGTCCACGCTGCTGACCTTTGGTGACACGCGCAACAGCGCGCAAAATTCCATCCTGGGAATTGAGCCGACCTCACCGACACCGACTTATGAATGGGCAGCGGCTTACACCTCCAAGGCAGCGCGCGCCCTGGTCAATGATCCGGCGCGGCCGCTGCAGACATTGCAGCTTGATGGCTGTCTGCCTGCCCAGGGCCAGGGCCGCTTCCTGCTTTCGGAATTAAACCAGCTCGCCTATGGCGGCATCGCCACGCAGCGCACGGTCAACATCACACCGATGATCATGCGGGAAAGCACCACGTACACCAAAAACCTGTACGGCAATTCCGATGATGCCTATGAGCTGGTGACGACACTGGCCACACTGACTGCACTGCTGCGCAATCAGCGCCAAGCCATCACCAGCAAATTCCCGCGCCACAAGCTGGCCGATGATGGCACCAGGTTTGGTGCTGGCCAGGCTATCGTCACGCCGAAGATCATCAAGGCCGAGCTGGTGGCACAGTATCGCGTCGATGAGTTCAACGGCCTGGTGGAGAATGGCAAGGCCTTCAAGGCCAATCTGATTGTTGAGCGTGATCCCAATGACCCAAACCGCGTGAACGTCCTCTATCCGCCAGATTTGGTGAACCAGCTGCGGGTGTTCGCGGTGCTTTGCCAATTCCGTCTGCAATATGATCGCGGCCTCGACACAGCGATAGCTGCCTAAACCGAAACGTCATCACCTTTGCAAAATGGCCTGCCTCGTGGCGGGCCATTTGCATTTCATAAGGAGCCAGAGACATGGCACAGAGAATAGCAGGAATTGCTTTCCTCAAAGTGGATGGCAATCAATATCCGCTGCGTGGCAACTTCACTGTCACACCATCGGTGATCGAGCGCGCGGGCATTGCAGGCCAGGACTACATCCACGGCTACAGCGAATTGCCGCGTGTGCCTTCCATCGAAGGTGATGTGTCAACCGTGCCCGGTCTGGCCATCGAAGATTTTGATGGCATGACCAACGTCACGGTCACGGCCGAGCTGGCCAACAATTCCACCTACGTCTTGCGCGAAGGCTGGTGCGTCTCGGCCCTGGCCATCAATGCCCGCGACGGCATGGTGCGCGTGAAGTGGGAAGGCATCAGCTGTGACGAGATGCTGTGATGGCCGACGACACTGAACCGAAGAAAAACGGCACGGAAGTCACTGAGCTGGTCATTCCTCTGCGCAAGCCGCTGCAGGCGCATGGTGAGGAAATCAAGGAGTTGCGCTTTCGTGAACCGACCGCAGGTGACATCGAGGCCTGCGGCTCGCCAGTGATGGTTGATTTTCTCAACCAGGCTGAGCCGAAGATGACCTATGAGACAAAGGCCATGTTCGCCATGATGAGCCGCCTGGCTGCAGTGCCGCCTTCCACCATCAAAGCCATGACCACCAAAGATTGGGAGTATGCAGCCCTGGCACTGGCGCACCGTTTTTTTATTCCCGAGATATAGACGACAGCATGGTGCTTGATTGCTATCGCCTCGCCAAATATTACGGGCGCAATCCGCGTGAATTTCTCGACATGCCATTTTCCGAAGTGACGCGCCATGTGATCTGGACAGGCAAGCTTGAACAGAAGCTGAGGCCCGCAGACGATGCCGACTGATTTTGACTCTGATGCCATGCTCAGTTTTCTGAGCGAGCTGACCAAGAAATTTGCCGATCTAAAAAAGGAAATGGTCAGCGTCGGTGATCAATCCGGCATTGGCTTGCACAAGGCCTCGGACGAAACCGACAGATTCGGCAAGACCGTTGAGCTGCACACCAAGCACATCGAGGGAATGAAAACCGAGACGGCAGGCCTGGTCGGCCTGCTGCGCGGACCCCTGGGCATCGCCACGGCATTCTACGGTGCCTCGCAGGCGATGGGGAATTTCGTCCGTGGTGAACTGCAGCTGCGCAATTTCGCCACCGATGTGGGAATATCAGCCAGCGCCATTCAGCGAATGCGTGTGCAGCTGTCGGCTGCCGGGATTGATGCCAAGACTGCTGACCAGCAAATCAGTGCACTGACTTCCAAACTGGACAGCATCAAGACGTTGACCACGGCCTCGCCGGTTTACAAAGATATTGCCGCCAATGATCCGATATTGGCCAAGCAGCTGCTCGATGCCGAGAGAGTTGGCAACCGCCTGAAATCCATTCAGCTGATCCAGGAAAAACTTAACGAACCAGGTGCACCGCGCTCCAAACTGTATCTGCAGGATAAGCTGGGCATCAGTGCATCGACGGTGCAGGCCCTGGGCAAGGACACCAAGGGTCTGGTGATGCCCTGGGTCTATGACGAAAAGGAAATGGAAAAATACAACAAGGGTTGGACCAATCTCACCACCAGCATGAATAATGTCTGGGGTTACACCCTGATGGGGATGGTCAGTCAGACCAACGAATTTGTTGAGAACACGAAACGAGAAATCCGCGCGCTGAAGGACTTTTTAAAACAGGACATTACCGGCTCGAAAGGCTTCCTGCCCAGCACGGAAGAAATCAAAAATCTGTTTTCGTCTGGAAATACGTTCAATGAACGATTTGGCACATGGGGAGATCAGGATGAGGGTGCCTTGCCGAAGAATGCCAGGCCGCGTTCGTTCACACCCGAGAGTGTTCAGAAGGATGAGCTGGAGCTGCAGAAGGACGCAAACAAAACGCTGCAGGATATTCGTGACCTG